CAGCGCGGAATGGGTGATCCCGCACGGCCTCGGCTACCCGCCGGTCATCCAGTGCCTCGAAGGCGTGGGCGCGCGCGAGGACCCCGCCGACGGCCTGTGGTGGCGCTACCGGCTCGATCCGGACCTAAATTCGACCGTCCTGCAATTCGGCGCCCCGGTGAGCGGTCGCGCGTACTGCTCGTAAGGAGCTGATCATGTCCCAGAAATTTGAGACCGACATCGACTTGGCCGGCCGGTACCACATCCTGGGCCAACTCCTGGAGACGATCGCCGGCAACCCCGGCACCACGCCGAACGACGGCCGGATCTGGTACGACAGCACGGCCAACACCGTGAAGGTCCAGATCAACGGCGTCACCATCGACCTGCGCAACCGCGGCACGATGAACGGCACCCAGACCGCTAGCACCATCAGCGACTTCACCGCGGCGGTACAGGCGATTCGCTGGGCCTCGATGGTCGCCCCGAACGGCGCCGTCGACATGAACTCGCAGCAGTTTGCGAACCTCGCGGCGGCCACCGTCGGCGGCCAGGCCGTCGAGTATGCCCAGTTTCAGACGGCGCTGGCCGCGATCCAGGTCGGCATGGACTTTAAGGAGCACGCGGCGATCGCGGCTCTGACGAACATCACCATCACCGCGCCGGGCGCCACGATCAACGGCCGGACGATGGTCGCCGGTGACCGCGTCCTCCTGACCGCCCAGACCACCGCCAGCCAGAACGGCCTGTGGGTGTGGAACACCGCGGCGAGCGCCCTGACGCGCCCGGCCGACGCGCCGACCGGGAACACGGGCGCCGTGATCGCGGGCACCATCGTCGAGGCCTTCAATGCCACGAACCGCGTGCTCTACATGCAGACGGCGACCGGCACCGGTACCAACGGCGCGATCATCGTCGACACCGACGCGCAGACCTGGACGAACCCGTTCCCGGCCTTCGTCCTGGCGAACGGGTTCGGCACCACGGCGTCCGGAAACCAGATCAACGTCAACGCCGGTACCGGCATCCTGGTCCCGGCGAGCGCGGGCAGCTCCGTGGCCATCGACACGAGCATCGTCGGGCGCAAGATCACCGGCGCCATCCCGACCGCGACGAGCGGGATCTTCACCGTCGGGTCGGCGAGCGGTGGCTTCGTCCCGGTGACCATCAACCACGGCCTGAGCAACGTCTGCCCGCTCTTCCAGCTCCGCTACGGATCCGCGGGCAGCGACCCGGGCAACACGGTATGGGCCGACAACAAGCCGCCGACGGTGACCGACGCGAACAACCTGACCGTCTACCTGCCGACCGGCTACGCCACCAACCAGTACCAGTTCACCCTGGTGGGCTGATGCCCCAGCGCTTCCTCGGCGGCGTCGTCGCGCCCGCCACGAACCCGGAGCCCGCGACGCGCCGCTACCTCGATGCGGCGGCGAAGACGTTCTTGCCGATCGCCAACGGCACCCACTTCAACGGGATGGGCGGCGGTACCACCAGCACGCTCCCCCAGGGCCGCCGTTTCGGCACGCGGAAGCTGCTCCGGGTGATCTCCTCCGGCGCCGACACCCTTCAGGTGGAGTGGGCGAACATCGCCACGTCGAACACGCCACAGGCCGGGAACGCTACGTGCGAGATTCCGGGGCCGAACTCGATCACCTCGCGGATGGCCGTCGAGTACCCGGCCGGCAACCCGCGGATGACCTCCGGCAGCACGGCGTGGAGCAGCGCGACCGCCTACGCCCTGCTCGATCAGGTCGTCTCCGGTGGCTCGAAGTGGGTCGCCATCCAGGCCGGCACGAACCAGCTTCCTGCCGCCGGGTCGGCGTACTGGCGCCTGGTCAACACCTACGTCGTGAACTGGGAGGACCAGACCGACACCGCGGGAACCGTCCTCTTCGCCGCGGGAGACTACAAGCGGTCCCAGCCCATCCCGCTCTCGGAGACCACCCGGCAGGGCGACTGCATCGCCGTCCTCGGCGAGTTCGACACCGGCAGCACCACCAACCGCGTGCCGTACGCGGGAGCCGCGGGCGCCAGCAACACCGCGCCGTTCGTCGACTGGGTCATCCTGAACACCACGGCACTCCCGGCCGCGACCGCGGGGACGGCGCTCACCGAGACGGGCATCACGACCCAGACGAACGGCAACACCACCACGTCCGGCAGCACGGTGGCGTCGGCCTGGATGCAGATCCCGTACGCGACCGCGATTACCGGCAACATCCCGAACAAGCGGTGCGTCGCGTTGTTCGGCGACAGTCTCATGCAGGGAACTGGCGGTGACGTGCGAGACGGCGAGCCGTGCGGCGTCTTCCCGCGGTCGGTCGACGGATCGAGCTGGTGGCGGATCGCCCAGGGCGGCAACCGCGCGGGCTGCTACGTGCCTGGAAACGCACCGTGGCAGATGAGCGTGGTGGCGCGCTGCACGGCGACCGTGACGAACCTGTGCATGAACGACATCAACGCGAACCTGACGTTCGCCCAGGTCCAGGCGAACATGATCACGCTGTGGAAGATGCTCGACGCGGCCGGACCGCCGGTGCGCGCCGGGTATCCCACGCCGATCTCGGCCAGCTCGGATGCCTGGGCGACCACGGCAAACCAGAGCCGGTTCACCAACGGCGGCGCCATCAACACCACCCAGAATCCGACCGACGACGCCAGTTATCTCACCTCCATCTACGGTCTCATCTCGATGTGGCTGTCCCAGGACGGCGCGACACTGGCACTCGCCGACGGGACGACGGTCAAAACGGGCGAGCGCCAGCACCCGCTGGACGGACTGATCGACTGGCGCGGGCTGATGGCCGATCCGCAGACCTCGTGGAAGTGGAACCCGGGCTACACGGCCGACGGTGCGCACCCGGTCCCGGCGGCCGTCATCGTCCAAGCTGCCTATACCGCCGCTCAGATGGAGCCGGTCATCCTCGGGCGCCAGGGCGCGGACCAGCCGTTCCCCCGCTACAACCCTCAAGGCGAGCCGCCAATCCAGGCTTACCAGCGCGCGCTCGTCACCGGCTCCAGCCCGTCGGAAGCCGCCGCGGGCAGCTTCGCGACCTTCATCGGCGTGTCGCCCGGCCGCTACTACTACGGATTCCGCTCTGGCGCCGGATCGGCCACCGCGGCGTCGCGCGCCTGGACGCTGTTCGCCGGCGCCGACCCGGCGAAGCTGAAGGTCGTCGCGTCCGGCACGCTCACGCCGACCGCGAGCGCGATCATCGACGTGGCGATCAGCGGGCCCGTGTGGATTCCGGCCGGCTACGTCGTTTACCTGGTGATGTCCGTCCCGATCACCACGGCGAACGTGTACGTGGGCAACACCGCGCCGTTCGCGAAGCTCAACCAGCAAGGCCTAGGCTTCATCACCGCGGGCAAGTCGACGGACACGGCGGTGCTGACGGGCGTCGTCTCGATGTTCAACGCCAGCTCGGGTGCCAAGACCTTCGCCCCGCATGCGTTCCGCCAGTGGGCAGAGCTGTACTGACACGCATGGCGTAGTGGCATACCCCCAATTTGGGGGGTTATGATCACGCCATGCGTGACTCAGCGTGCTTACCGGCGCGCGTCGTCTCGTGAGATTCCCGACCTGATCTCACCCTGGAGGGAGACGACGTGCCACCGAGGAAGTCCAACCTGCGAGCGGTGAACCCGCGGCAAGCCAGCGCGCCACGCGCCACGATCGCGGAGACGAGGGTCAAGGCGACCCGGCTGTTCCGCCTGGTCGCCCAGGGCTACACCGTTACCGACGCGGGCAAAGAGCTTTCGATGACGGAGCCCCAGGCCTCGAAGCTCTACAACGAAGAGCTGGCCCGGACGATGGAGGGCGACCTCTCGCTCCGGCAGAACCAGCTGGCGAACGAGCTGGAGACGTTGCGGCAGCTCAAGCGGGTGTTCATGGAGAAGGCGCTCGACGGCGACGAGAAGGCCGCGCGCGTGATCCTCGGGGTGGTCGACCGGATCGCCAACCTGTGCGGGCTCAACGCGGAGCTGAAGATCCAGATCTCGAACCAGCGCATCGACGAGACCGTTTCTCAGGTGCTGAGTCTCATCGAGGACCGGAGTTCTCAGGTCCCCGCGCTGCTCGAAGCGGGTGTTCTCCAGCTCGATCCGACCATCGTGGACGGCGAACTCGTCGAGTCGGGGGAGGTCGGGTGATCGACCTGGAGTCGGAGGTACGCCGCAAGCTCGACGAGCTGAACCCCGGCGAGCGGCGTCTCGCCCAGCTTCGGCTCGATCGCATCCTCCGCCGCCGGAAGGCCCTGGAGCGGTTCCCCTCGCCGGGCCATATCGCCAAGTTCATCCAACCCGACACCGTCCAGACGAAGATGATGACCGCGCTCGATCAGGTGGCGATCGCCGCGGACTCCGGCTTCCAACGCCGGTGGATCATCTCGACCCCTCCCCAGGAGGGCAAGACGATGCGCATGGGCACCGCGGTCCCGCTGTGGCTGCTCATGCGCGACCCGACGCGCCGGATCGTTGTGGCCTCCTATGAGCAGTCAGTGGCTGGACGCTCGACGCTCGCGGTCCGCCAGTCCATCGAGACGTACGGCGCCGGGTACAAGGGCGACCGCCACTACGTCCACCAGGAGGACCAGCTGGGGTTGATCCTGGACCCGGACCGCGCGCAGCAAACGAACTGGTCTCTGACCGACACGCCCGGCCGGCGGAACGGCGGCATGGTCGCGGTCGGCGTAGGCGGCGCGCTCACCGGTCGATCCGCCGACGTGCTGATCATCGACGACGCGGTGAAGGGACCCCAGCAGGCCGGGAGCCCGCAACAGCGGCAGCTGATGTGGGACTGGTACCTCTCGGTGGCGTCCACCCGGCTGTCGCCCGGCGCGCTCCTGGTGGTCATCGGCACCCGCTGGCACGAGGACGACCTGATCGGCCGGCTCATCGCGCAGGACGAACAGAGCCGCCGGCCCGACTTCCACCAGCTCGTCATCCCCGCGATCGCCAAGTCGAATGACCCGCTGGGACGCAAGCCCGGCGAGTACCTCGTGAGCACGCGCGGCCGGAAGCCCTCGGACTGGGACGACATTCGACGCCGGGTCGGCGAGTGGGTCTGGGCCGCGCTCTACGATGCTGACCCGCACCCGCCCGCCGGCGGCGTGTTCCAGCTGGCCTGGATCGCCTACCACCGCGTGCCGGTCGCGCCGGAGC